TTTACCCCGTTGAAGAGGTCAACATCTGTACCAGCGACAGGCGGAGTCAATGGGACGGCGTTGCTGTAAGTCAAGCCGTCCGATTGCGAGGTTGGCAATACGTTAGCGAACGTCACCACGTTAGGTCCCCACAGCGTCCGTGAATCGAGCGTTGATGGTCACGTTGTTGTTGCCGGTGCCGACAACCTGCACGTTCATCGCGTTGCCAGGTGTGCCTTGAAGGCTCGCAAAGCCGGAAGGCGTCTTCGGCAGCGGGATGTCTTGGATAATGCCGGTGCTGCCGCCAAGGCCGCCGGTGCCGAGCCATGTGCCGGCGCCGGGTGCAGCGAGATACACGGAGAAAATCAACTTGACCCCGACCGCGCCGTCCCACACATTCAGCACCGCGTTGGGGCCGACCGTGCCGCCTGCCTGGCTGATCTGCAGCGACGTCAAGTTCCACGCCACACCGGGCGCGGCCGGCGCGGTCGCAGTGGTGGTGCCAGTGTTGCTCTGCGCCACAATCGGCACCTGCACGAAATGCGTCGGCACCGCAGCGATCTGATCGGCAACTTCATTGTCGCTGATATCGTAGTAGTACTCAAAATCCAAGCTCATCTCGGGGTCCTCGTTAGAATTCGAGCCACGCTATGCTGTTCCAATCAACGTATTGATTGTACGACGTAGGCGTCTGCTCGCTGATGTTTGGTTCAACCCTAGCCCGCATGCTGTCGTAAACTGGGTTGACAGTGATGTTAGTCACTGTCGGCCAATCCACACCCCTGGTGCCGATGTCTTCGATCATAAGTTGACCGCTCTGCACCATCTTCATCCGTTCAACTATTTCCTTGTAATCAGCCATGAGCCCTTTCGGGCAACCTTGCGCTCTCCGTATGCACAAGAACTTAGCCGCAATCGTCGCTGCCCAATCGCACACCGACCCAGACAGCTTAAGAGCTGAATCGTCGTAGCGACCGCTGCACCACAGCTTAACTTCCGAAGTGCCCCTGCGACAAGAGACTAACAATCGTTGCGCCGTCGCGACGTTGACTCCGCTGTCTCTCGCTTGCGCCCCCAGCGGCACATCCGCTGTCAACGCTTGCACGCTCAACGATGTCGCGTTCACGTTCGCCACCGCAGTGAGCTGCACTTGCACTGGAGTGAGCGTGTTCGATCCCTCGAATGTCAACGTAGCTCCGTTGAGCAACGGCACCGGCAGCGGGTTCACGTTGATGCTGGTGGAGCCGATCGGAGAATCGCTAGCTGTCGCGATTATCTGCCCGCTTGCGAGGTTGTGATCGTCTAAACGGAGGTCCACACCCTCCGTCGAGAGCAGATCCCAGACATCACTGGGCGCGCAGAACAGCGTAGCGAGGTTCACTGGCACTTTTTCAGCATCTCCAATTCTTTGCGGAGCGCCGCTCGGTCCTCAAGGCATTGCCGGATGTCAGCCTCTTGCTGGTCCTGCCTCGCGCGCAGGTGGTTGATTGTGTCTTGCAGCCCCTTCAAGAACTTGTCCTTGTCTGCTGTGGTTATCTTGAACACCTTGCTGAAGGCATTAACGGCCACCGCCACGAAGACGGCCCAAGCAAGAATGAACGCGCGCCACCAATAGATGTCATCCACTACTTACCCACCGGAGGCATAAGCCCCACCACGAAGTTGAGGAGCGCTTGATCAAACGCATTTTGCGCCGCAAGATAATTAGCTTCCGCCGTCGACCACGCCTGTAGTGCCCCACTAAAGTTCGCCTCCGCGTTGTTCCAGGCATTGAGGTTCGCCTGGTTCTGCGTTGTGAAGTACGTCTGTCGAGCTTGCTCAGCCGCGGTGCGTGTCGTCGAGACGTTATTCACCGCGTTAACGAGCGCGTTCGACGCAGCAACTTTCGCGTTGAACAGAGCGCCTAGGTCCACGTTTCTACCCCTTAGCCGATAAGTAAGCACGAAACAAGACCACCAACAGCGCCAAGGGAATACACCACAGCGCGAAAATTAAGGTCATTCAAGTCTCCCTCCCGGCGATGCGCCTCAGAAACCCGCGACAGTGCCGAAGATGACCGCTTTCGGGACGTAGATAAGCGGTATAATGTTCATCAGCGCGATCAATTCGACACAGGAGGGCTGAGTGACCCACTCTTTCCAGAACGTATAACCGCGCTTCGGCTGCATCGGTTGACCGGCATTCTCTGAGATGTACTCCATGCCGTGATACAGCTGCAGCCAATCGGGCGACGGTTTCGGAAGGAACATGCAGGTGTTGTCCGGGCACACCTTCTGAATCACGGCAGTGGTAGGCGCCGAAGCCCACGCGACGTCTACATCGCTGTTGGTGATGAGCACGTCGTCGGCAATGTGCCACGTTGCCCACGGGATGCCGCGCAGTTGCGCAGTGAACTCGAGCTCTTCCATGCCGTCGTAAGCGTCCGTGTTGCCGCCGGCGGTCAAGTTTTCGTACTCCGCGAACGGAGTGTTCGCACTGCCAGCCGTGTTCCTCACTTCGGTGTTGAGGAGCACGTTATACCACAACAGCGAGTTGAGCCAGAAGTGCCGCGGTTGGTAACCGGAAAGCTGCGAAGACGCCGCCTGAATGCTGAGGCAGTTCTTGAGGATCGGAGCGCCCGACAGATGCCATCCGGTCTGGATGATGCTGCCAGTGCCCAGCATATTGAGCTGTGCTTTGTTGCCGGTCGGCACCTGGAACGGGATCTGGAACCCGAGGTTAGGCGCAACCGGCGCACCGATAACAGGCAGCAGGTTGTCGCCGGATAGTTGGAAGTACAAGTTGTCTTGGAACATGCCGGTCGTCATCAGCTCGACCGTGTTGTTGTACTTCTCGGCCAGGTGCGTCGTCTGACGCGCGATGTACGTCTGGCCGCCGGTGTCGATTTGGCTGTTGGGGCCGATGATCGGCGAAAGGTTTCCAAGGAACTCACCGAGCAAGCGCACTTTCTCGTGGAACCGCGCGCAGCTGACGCGCACATCGCCGACCGGATTCGGCGGGACCGACGCGGGGCCTGTACCCGGCGCACGCCCCTTCGCCACCACTCGAGTGACATCGTCGAGGCGGAACGATGCAAACCGGGTGTCGCCGTGCAACGCATTCGGCCCCTCGAGGCTTACCGTGTCCGGATTGAACCGGTTAGGCTGAAAACCGACGAACCGCCCGAGTCGGCCCTGAAACCTGCGGACCCGAGACACCGCCTTGAGGATCACTTGCGGTGTCAGCAGATCGTGCAAACTGATAAACGCCATGTAAAGAGCTCCTATATAAGTAAAACCGACGGCGCCGTATGCGAATGGGGAACATTTCATCCGGCTGCCCGACGCTCGTCGGCGGTTAAGCCATCGTGATCGTCTGAGTGCCGTGCTGCTCCACAATCCACTTTGTGCCGGCGGGGTTGCTGTAGATGTAGATCACACCGCCGATCGCCGCGACTGACGCGCTCGTCTGCGTAGCGGTGGTGCCAACGACGTTGCTGCCTTCGTTGCTGATGAACTTGAACGTCTGCGCTGCCTGCGCGCGTAGAGCGAAGTAGTACCCGTTCGCAATCGGTGGAAGCGTGAGGTCCACCTCGCCCGTGGCGCCGGTGTTGTCGAACAGCGTGAAGTTGTCCGTCGCGACAATCGTGTAGTTAGCTGTCTTGTTCTGCTGCCGTTTCCACGGGTACCAGTGGTTGCCCGGCACGTTGAACAAGTCATCGAAGATGAACTTGTCCATCTGCTGCCTGGCGTTGTTGTCGAGGCCGAAAACGTTCGCGGCCTTCACAGGGCCGCCGACGAGCACCGCGTAAAAACGATCCTGCGCAATGTTGCTAAAATCGAGGGTGCGCAAACCTTCGATTATGATGGCCGATGCGACGTCGGTGCCGTCCGTCGCCGATGGGTTGTACTGCTTGTATTTGCCGGTCGAGATGACTTGACCAAGCAGAAGGCCAGGGCGCAGTTCGAATGTTGGGCTATTGCCGGAATCTATGGTGTTGCCGTCGACAAGCGCGTTCGCAAACACGCCCTGAAACTGGCTGCCCCATCGGAACTCGTTTTCGTACGTCTCACGCGCGGTTGTTTCACCGGGCGGTAGACCATAACTATCTGTCAAGAGCATTTGCTCATCTCCTGTAAGTTGTTGAAAAAGCTCGGCGCCAGTATAGGGTTATCAGAGGGAGATACTACCGACGCCGAGCCGTGTGTCACGTCGACGTTGGTTTGCGGCGCACGGAACCCTTCTTACGATACTTCGTGCCCTTAGGCGTCGGAGGTCCGTACGTTCTGAGTTTTCTCTTGCTCTTCGAACCCTTCGTGTACTTCTGCGGCGTAGGAGGCATGATAGCCCTCAACTCGCTTTAGTGGCCGGTTGGTAGCCCATCCGACGCGTCAAATCGTCGGCCAATTCACTGATGCGCTCATCCGTAAGAGCGTTCTCATCAGTGGGCTGCGCCGCGACGGAAAGCGCAGCCATATCGGTCCTGAGGAGCGTCGGAATCCTATCGACGCTCTTTTCGAGGAGTGAAAGCGTCTGCGCCATCGGATCGATCACGACGCCGCCCTCTCCGAGGGACAGCGCCATAGACGGCAGCGCGAGCATCGCTTCGAGATCGGCCTTGGCCGTCGGGATCACCTTGCTGAGCGTCATGACGCGGTACCGACGCTTGCCGTCTTCCTCCTTGAGCTTCACGGCGTTGAGCGCTTCGGTGGCCTTCTTGCCAGCCGCGATCTCGGTTCGCAGCTTAACGTTCTCATTGTACATCGACAATGCGATCTTCTTCATCGTCGCGTCTGGAATCGTGTTGATTTCCTCGAGGCTCATATACATAGGTTGCTGCTCCTGTTGAATTTGCCCAGTAAGAGGGTTGTCCCCAGAGGGCGACTTAGTCGGTTCGTTCGGAGTGGGCGTCTGACCCTTGGACGTCAGCTCCTTGACCTTGTTCATGGTTGCTTCATACAGCGCGCGTTTGAACTCGGCTTCACTCACGTTCTCAGGCATCTGAACGCCAAGAGCGCTGAGTAGATCGCACAGGAGCTCCTCCATCTTGACGTCGCCCGTGTTGTCTTGCAACGGGTTCATCAGGCCATCCATGTCGGGGCTATCAGGCTCGTCGTCGAGCGGCAGTTCTTCGCCGTCATCGTCGAGCTCATCTATCGGCGATTCTGCGAGCGGCACACCGCTGTACATCGAAAACGCCATCGGAAACCGGGGGTGCAGCGTCTTGTCTTTCTTGCGCACCACTAAACGCGCGGCGTTCGAAACGCAGAACCCGTCTTTGCCGGGCGTGTGCAATGCTCCGACGGAGAGCGCGGCCGCGATCGAAGGGAACGAATTCTGCTCCACGACGCGCGGCCTCGTGGTTAGCGCGAGGTGCCCAATCACGTTCTCCCACTTGCGACCGTTGCCGTCTACGAACGAGGTGATCCACGGCGACGTCCAGCGCACGCTCTTGCCGATCTTCTTCTTCGCGTCATCATCCTGGATGTCGACGCTGCTGAAGAGCACGCCCTTGCGCAGTTTGCCAGTGCGCTCGTCTTTCACGTCTTTGATTGCGTAGCCTTTCACCTCGCCCGCGTTGTTCAGCAGCTTCTGCTTGGGCGTCATCGGGTGGGCTTCGAAGTCGTGCTCGAACGGCACTGGGATCGCCAATCCAGCAGCGATCATATCGGTGCCATCTTTGTGCAGCTGCTTCACAGTCTCCGGCTTCACGTCCCACACGCGCGCTTCGCCGGTCTGCTGATCGATGTACCAGTATTTGCCTGGCCCGATCACTTCCTTCTCTATGAGCATGATCATTTGCCTTTCGGTTTGCGGCCTGTTTTAAGCGATTGCCCCGTCTTGGACTGCGCGATGCGGGCGGCCGAACCTTTGCTCTTGCCGCTGCGGAGCAGCGCTTTGTACACCTTGTCAACCTTCGTGCCCTTCGGCATCACGCACCTCGAAACATGTAGTTCGCGCCGGCAGTCCCTTTCCCCTTGGCATCTCTCGTCAACTACCGACGCGAACTTTTACGCTGTGACAACGCCCTTTAATTCCTTAAACGCACGCAGCGCGTCTTCGCGGAGATTTACATCCGGAATCAGTTCGAGCCCCTCTTCGGTGGCGATCGGGCAGTCCACGAGCTTCATTAGCTCGTCGTAAGGCAGCTGCGGCCAGCCGACGCACGCGATCGTTCGATGCATCGATACGCTAGTCGCACCCTCCTTCGTAATCCGCTCGATCAAGTCCACCGCCTTCTGCTTCGGCATCTTGGGCTTCATCATACCGCGGCCACTCGACAGCTTGTAGCGCACGGTGTACGCCTGCCAATCGATACCCTCGGATTCGAGCGCCATAACGACGTCGGCGTGCGAACTGAACTGCGGTCGCAGCACAACAGCGCCGTCCTCCGTCGCAATCGGCGCCGACGTCGCAAACTTCACGATTTTGCCGTCGTCGAGCAATATACCGTGTATGGGGCGACCGTGTTGGTCGAGCACCATCGCAGTGTTGTCGTTGAACCACGTGATTGACACCGCTTGTGGTTCGTTGGGCCTCCACCCCTGCAGACCGAACACGATGCCGTTCTCCGATTCGAATTGGCCTAGACTTTCGTCCCGCGTAGTAAGCATTTCATTTCCTCTGTAGAACCCAGTATCACCTGCTGATTGCGCAGTTTCACGGCCGCTTTGCTGTTGTTCGCATATCCTACCTTTATGATCTCGAGCATACCAACCAGCGGTTCAATCGGTATATCTGGGTGCATCGACAATTCGTATCCGCTGCCAGTCCACTCGAGCACTAGAGCAGAGCGCTCGCAGCGCGGCACATTGCCTTCGTGCAGCAGTATCAGCTGCGTACGCGCGATGGCGGAGAACAGCTCGAGAAACCCTATGCGGCCGCACACGCCCCAATCGAACTGGTCGTCACCGTTCTCGTCGCGCACATACCGCACTTCGAACCGAGGGGTATCGTCCATCACACCACCCTCACAGTTCTGGAGCCAGTGAAGCGGAATGGTCCGCTCGTCACCTGCATATCGACGCTGAACGGGTTCGTGTACGTGATAGCGTTTAACGGATCGTTGATGAAGCACGTGTCGCCGAACAGAGTGCCCGTCGTGATCGTCAACGGCCGCGGATCTTGGCTCTTATCGAGCACCGATCCAGTCTGCATAAGAAGCACAGTTACAGTGCCGCCAGCGAGCCATGTCAACGTCGCGTTGTTTTGCATCGTGATCTGCGGCCAAGTGAGTAGGTCTTTTGCAATCGTGACCTGAGCGCCGTTGTAGATCAACAAGTTCGTCATCTGCGAGTTGAGGATGCCGGTGCCGCCAAAGAACGTCAGCGTCGCGTTCGACGTCCACACCACGCCGGGCCCGGTGCCCAGCGTGCCGTTCCCCACTTCGCAGTTGTTTAAATTGGACACCTCGCCGGGCAGCATCGCAACGCCGACCGACACACCGCCCATCACGTATATCACGTTCTGAGTGTGCACACCAAGGAAGCGCACACCGTACTCGTCGACTGCTGTGCCAGCCGCAAGCACTGTGAGCGTGGTCGGTTGCGATCCAACATTGTAGCGCTCTCGCGACGGGCCAGAACCGGCGCTCCCTTGACCGAGCACCATCTGGAGGCCGCCAGCCGGCACAGAACCTTGAGGACCGGAGAATTTGAAGTATGTAGCGCGCCATTCAACGTACCCAATCGGGTTGTTCTCCGGCAGCCCAATGGTGCCAGTGAATGTCTGCCATCGAGTGTACGTGTTGAATTGGACTGCTGAGAGCTGGTCGGCGTTCCACAGCATCGGTGTCGACGTGTTCGCAACCACCACATCGTCGCCGTTCTGAGGCAGCTGTCTGACGCCGGGGGCTGGCGCTGTGACACGCAGCCAGTTCTGTGGATCGTTGATATCGCTCGGCGATTGGTTCGCTTGGGTGTGCGCCGTCGTTATGCCGTTCGACAGCCCGTTGCCAGTGGACATGACAAGGCCAGCGCTGGTACCCGGCACATTAGCGAACGGTGTGCCAGCCACCTTTGCAGTGGC